AATTCACCATGTGATAATCCACCGTCAAGTAAATTATCTAAACCAACAATTCCTGTCGCCATTGGAGTTCTCATATCGTTCTCTAACGCTTCAGAAATATTATCTAATATATCCACAACAACATCATCCGAAACACCCACTTGGAGTGCTTCTGCAATCATCTCTTCAATTCTATCATACGATTGGAAATCTCCACCATGAATTAATTTATCCACATCTTTCAAAGTCTTCTTTAGGCTCTGTTGTTTACAGAAATTAAGTGCTGTGTCCTTTACAAATGAAGGTGTATGTACAGGGTCTTTAAGATTCTCAATTGCATCTAATGTGTCAATATGTATCTTACTTGTATTAGGGTTTGCAAGTGAACTTTCGGTAATCTTTTGTCTGACTGTTTCATAGTCAGGTACTCTCGAATTGTAAGTGATAAATAACTCTTTTACGTTTTGAACAATATACTTAAATGTAATATTGTCAAAATACTTACTGTCTAAAACTTCGAGGATTTGTTCCCCGTACTTTTTGTCTTCGATTATTGATTTTATTAACGTTTGTTGGAACTGGTTCCCCAACTCACCGAAATTCTTTTCTTGCATGATTATCTCAATTTTTTTTGTTTTTATTCTACTTTGTTAACTCGTATGACATGTAAGTAGTATTAACATCATCATATGATAAGGTCTCAGATAAATCGTTTAAAATTCTTCTAAGTTTTGGTCTAATGTCTACCGAGTATCTCACCTTAGGTGGGAAGACATGTGCAGCGAATATCCTTTGAATAAATACTGCGTCATTCAACTTAAGTTCAAGTAAAAAGTACTCTTCTTCTTCAACCTCAGTAGTGGTCCCAGAGTCTAAAACGGGATAATAGTTTTGATTACTACTAAGAAAATCCAATGTTTTTTCTTTTAAATCGTTTGAAATTTCTTCACAAATATTTGAAACATCTGCATTAATATCTAAAGATCTTTTTGCGTTATGGTTAAAATCCTTCACATTGAAGAATCTTTGACAAATTATGTTACCACTAAGGGATAACAAAAATTCTACTTTAGTTGGGTCGTTATTAGTCATGATTTTTAATTTTTATTATTCTTTTATTTTTTTCCTTACGTGTTAAACGTAAAAAAGGGTTGAGGAACTTTACCCACGCATCATCTGATTTAGGGAGAACGGTGAACATACCATCTTCCATCATCATCTTCATCGTGTTTTTATAGGATCTTCCTTCAGGATCCAAATTTTCATGGATAAGGTCGGTGATTGTTTCTCGAGCTTCACCTGTAAGAAACGGTTGGTCTAAACTAACAATACTTTCATTAAGGTTAAAAAATTCCTCTCCGTAAATACCGTACTTTGTAACCCCTGTTAAGAGGTTTTTAACTGTCTTATTATTCTTATCTTCCTCAAATAATTCATTTGAACGTTCAATAATTTCATTTAAAGTCACAGGTCTTGTTTTTAATTCAGGGAAAAGTTTTAACATTTTCTTAATTCCTAAATTATATATTCCTGTGATATTATCTGATCGATCACCACATACTATCTTAACGATTTTAACGTTCTGTATGTGTAGATCTTGATGTTCATATTGTATTATATCATTTTGACTATAAAGTTTCCTGTGTGATGGGTTATATATCCTTGTAGTGTCGGATGCCAATTGTGCTAAGTCCCCATCAGAGGAATAAACAATTGTATCCTCAGTACTTCTTTGTACGTACTCAGCAATACAATCGTCTGCTTCACAGAATTCAAACTCACCTTGTCTAACATAAAGTTCTTCAAGATATTGTTGGACTCTTCTTCTTTGTTTTGTGTAGGATTCTTTTTCCTTGTCGGAACGAATTCTTTGTCTTCGGTTTTCCTTATAACGTGAATACATCTTTTTACGAGTAGCCGCACCATCTTCACCATCCCAAAAGACAACTATCTTATCGAGTTTATAAAGTTCGAAAGATTTTCTTAATGTGTTAATGACGTGATATAACCCACCAATATGGTCACCTTTATAGAAGTAATTTTTTACTCCATAAAATCCAATCGTAAGTAAGTTATCTCCGTCTACTAATAATACTGACATTTATCACCTGTTATGAGGTTCAACAATCTATTCTTTTTCTTCTCTTAAATCAAACTCACCTTCAATTCCGAGTTTTTCTTTCCATAAAGATGCATATTCTGCTTTGTAAGCCTCTAACGACTTTTTCTCTTCAGCCGCGTCCTTACCTGAAAGAAAACCATGTGATGTTAGAATTATTCTACCATCCTCATATCCAAGACCATTTACATGATTTTTCATAATTGAAACCTTAGATCTCGTTGCGAACTTTACCTTTCTCTTGTCTTTTACTGCCACAATTGGGTTAGTCCCCGCATTTTTCTGATTACCAAATCTGAAAACCAAAGTAGAGTTTAACCAAATTGACTCACCACCCTTTGCTTTAATCTTAGGTTGACTGAAAGGATTATCGGGTAACTCAACCCATGGTTGGTTTACAATGACAAGTGTATTTGTAAATCCTGAATCAACTCGTCTTGATCCTGATATTCTTTGATTTAATCCCATTCCAATTTTATCTGACAATGTAGATGCGTTGTGTTGTTTTCCACCTTTACCGTCAAAAGTCATTTTACATGGTACTGAACCAACAGAATCCCACAAGAAAAGTAAGTCGTATTCTAACTCACCACTTTTCTGAGCATCTAACAATTCATTAATGTAATCTGTAATCTGTTCAATATATTCAAACTCGTTGTTAAATAAGAAGAATCCATCATATTCAATTTCTCCTGTTTCTTCATCAACAATTTCATCAACTTCAAGACCCATCATTTTTGCGTGTGGGAAGTCCCATTTTTGTTCTGTAATAACAAAAACAGGTAACACACCTTTCCTTTGTGCGTCAGCTGCGGTTTTTACAAGTGCAGTTGTTTTACCCGTATCAGAATGACCTAACAACATATTGATGTGTCCCATTGCAGGACCTGGTAAACCTGTAGCATCTAAAAACGCATCACCTAAATCAAAAAATCTATCAGACTTAAATTTAGCCTGTTTAGAAAACTTCGATTTAATACTTTTAAAATCTTTTTTCTTTATTGCCATGTTTATATTATAAAAGGGTCCCCAACCTCGGGGCCGACAAAAGGTCGGTTTCGTGCTCCACCAGATGTTTCCATCAAAATCTTTTTGAGGTGGGGACCCATAGGTTTGTTAATTAAAACGGTAAATCATCAGATTTCGTTTCAGTACTTTGTGGATCTTCAACAGGTGTTGGATTCGAAAATTCAACCATTGTTGGTTCGTTAGTTCCTACAAATTTCTTTTGGTCGCTGTCCCATCTTGGTGTTTCACCTAATGCAACTAATTCCAAATACTCAATAGGTTTCTTAGAATAAACATCTTCCCACGTTTGTGGATCGTTTGCCCATGCGTTAGCCTGTTCAGGATCTGTTGATAAAGGTCCAACATCTTCATACATAACAGAACTAATAGTTGTGTACTCACGACCATTAGGTGCTTTGTTTAAAGAAAGTGACAAAATTAAATCTCTACCTTCAGTTGGATGAGTAATATCACCTTTGTTCTTGAAGATTGGGAAGATTTTATCTAAAGGTCCCTCTTGTTTGTAGTTATGTTTGAACCTCCAAAACTTAGGTCCGTCTTCTTCGTTATCTCTATCAATAACTTTAACGATGTAGAATTTTCTTGCGTTATAAGTTCTTGCGGTTTTTTTGTCTTCCTCAAGTCCTGTAGCAAGTAAACTATCTCTCACTTCGTTTAATGGTGATTTCTCACCTACCTGTGCTGGGTCATATATTTTCATCCAGTTATCATTAACTTGGAGTTCGTGGAATTTTACTTCTACAAATGGTGACCCTCCATCAGTGGCTGGTAGAATACGAAGTCTTTTTTCACCATTTCTCGTTCCTTTCGGTAAGATGGTTGTGAAGTACCTTTTAAGTCTTTCTTCACTTGAAATTCTGTTTCCGCCTGCGGATGGATTGTTGTTCTTTTGATACTGATTGAGTATCGCGTCGATTGTGCTCATAATTTAAAATATTTATTTGTTTATACTAAAAGGTACACAAAAAAAGTCCAAAGGTCAACCCCCTGGACTTTAATATTTTAAAATATCTTATTTTAATTTACAACTACCTTAGAGTAAGGAGGTAAGAAAGTTTATTTATAACAACCAACATTTCATCTCGTAAACTTAGTAGGTCGACATCCTTTGGATTGATGTCCATGTTTTGGAAACTTACCCTTACTGTTTTAACCATACCTAACAAATCAATATCTGACAAGTTTTGTATACTTAAACTTCTTTCTTCATCACCTAATATAAATCTACCATGAATTCCCATACATGTTTCAACATATGTATCAATAAGTTCTCCTAATGTTTCATAAGCATCACCCAATGCAAGATGTTTTGCATGACTTTTAGTTTGCCAATGGAGTATTCTAAGTTGTGCTTGTACCTCCAATAAAAATCTAACGTCCGAACTCAAACTCATTTTAGTATTCGTCTTCGTCTTCTTCCCCAAAAGATGCTCTCATCTGACCTGGATTTATATCCTCTAAATCAGATTTAGTGATAACGTATTCATTTTTACCACTTTTTTTCATCTCACCTTGTTTCTGTGAAAAGAAATCAGTTGGACTTTGGTTGAATGGATAGGAATCTAAAGATCTCATCTCAAGTCTTTCTTGTGGAGTTGGTTCTTTCATTTGTGTAACCTTACTCTCAAGACCATCAATTTTAGCAATTACATCATCCATTTGAGAAAGTTTAGATTCTAAATCGTCTAACTTACCAAACAGGTCTCCCATTTTACCCATAACAGCATCATTATCAGATTTACTTGAATCCAAGTCATTTTTGATGTTTTGTGTCATGTTAACCAAGTCAGTAATGTCAATTTCTTCCGTATCAAAGTCCCCTTCAGGTTCTTCAGCCGGAATTTCATCGACAGGTGCATCATCAACAGGTAAGTCGTCAACGGGTGCGTCACCCACTGGTTCATCTCCTATTGGTGCATCACCTACTGGTTCATCACCTGTAGGTAAATCCGTCGGATCTAATTCTTCTTGTTCGTTAATAGATTTTTTTTGATAGTTGTTAATACTATTATATCTATCTAACTCTTCGCGTAATTGTTTTTCTAAACTCATGGTTAATCACTTAATAGTTGTCTACCGTCTTCGGTAAGGTATCTTTTATTAATTCTTTCAACAAGACCGTCTTTAGAACGTACGGTATGACATACTCCCGTATTCATATCACATACTTCTTGTTCTGTACCATCTTCATTGAGATTCGTAACTTTCTTTTTTGATAAGAAATTTTCAATTGCAGAACCTACTTTTATATTGTCCATAATTTTGTCGTTTTATTATAAATATCCCGTTATTGTTAATTCTCCAAGATTAGGTAGTTAAAAAGTAAATGACATCCCCCTTACTTAGTTTTAAGTCCTTCATTAATATTTTGGACATCGTTATTCCGTACTCACCTCGACTACCATTATCAATTGGACCTTCTATGTATCTATCGGCATATACAGGACCTAACCCTTGGTCAGTCACTGATTGGTGAGGTATTTCTTTACGTAAGTTATTGTTTGGGTTATAGAATACCGTTCTACGACCCACAAAGAAGAGTGGACTACTATCTTTTAACACATTCATATTATAAGGTGCGGTAAAGAAGTATTTGGTATTTGTAGTTCCTTTAATTTCTGACCATTTCATCTTACTCGGATTAACGGTTATTTGTTTTGCAAAGTTAACTAAACTTAAATCATTACTATCTGATAAATGTGCATCAATATGATCAACACGAGCTCTTAGCCACGTACCGTGATTTGCGGTGTTATTACCTGTGTATTTTATTTTTTGTATTGTAGTATTGTTGTCTTTTCCATTAAATGGTATACCAAATTTACTATACCCAACCTCTTTCAATAAAGTCTCACCTTTAATAGGTGATTGGTAATCCGTGCTGAATGTACCGTCCTTAGTGGTTACGGTAGATAGTTTACCCTCGTCATTAGCCAATGATTTTAAATCATCATCTATCTGTTTTTGTTTTGCAACTGCTCGTTTAAGAATCTTATCAAATAGAACTCTATATGTTGCGATAAATGAATCTTTAGGGTTAGGTAATGAATCTTTCGGCATTCTCACACCTTTAAAGGTTGTGGTCATAGAATTGTTTGCAATTGCGTGTGACACTTCTACAATCCAATATGCTCCCTCAAATAGTGGTACGTTTTTCAGTTGGAAGTACATGGTCGGTTGTATCATTGCGTTACCCATCGCGGTTACGGTACATGTATAAGATCTTGTTCTATAGATGTCAAACAAACTTGTGTCAACTTGTAGAACACCTGAACCTGATTGTGATTTTGCAAGTCTTTCCATTGCAACATTGGATTCGTAGGTATTCTTAAATTGTTTCTGATCCAATGAGATACCCTTAAACATTTGTTGGTTTTGATCACCAAAACTTACTTCAAATGCAACCACCTTATTTGATTTAGATAAATTTGAATTATTAAAATAATCAGGATCGGTGATTAGTATGGGGTTATCTTGTGCACTTTCTAAATCAACACCATCATCCTTATACATATACTTATCATTAATGTCCGATAGATTTAAATGTTTGGATCCCCCCGACACGTATTGTAAGATTGCTTTCGGTGTTGAATATTCAGTATCCACTTCTAAGAATTTACCAAACATTACCGACGCGATTGTGTCTGAAGGTTTAACTCTCGTTCTTCTACTTTCATTCGCATAGAAATTAATATATGCGGGTAATACCCTCATATCAATTCCCGTTTGTGCAATTAATATTCCAATTGTAGAGTACAAATCAATGTTTGAATTTTTGGTATCACCAAGTTGAATTAATTTCTTTAAGTCAATAAACAATTCATCACCAATATCTTTATTAGCCTTGTCTAAAAACATGAACTCTTCCATTAAAAGTCTTTGACCCATAGAATTACCTGAGATCCATTTATCGTTTAAACTCTTTATATCATTGTATAACTCCAACTTAATTGTTGTGTCCTCATTATAACCTTTTATAATGCCCAAATTATTATTCTTATCCTTAAGTCTTTCTAATGTTGGTAATTTTCGATATATCTGATTTAAAAATAAACTTTGTCTACTGTTTTGTGGTGCCACTATTGAAGTCGTAAGATATTCGATGAATGCTGTTTTAGTTGTTACACCACCCGATTTTTTATAACCACCATATATTTGAACTATTGGTCTGAATGCAAATACATTTTCCTCACTAAGTTCAATATTACTGATATTGAAAAAATCTAAATAATTACCATCAATATCTTCCCCAATATACAATTCAATGTATTTTGAATTACTTGACACTTGTGACGATTGAAACTCACCAACTGACAAATTTCTACTGTTAAAATTAATATAACCATTTAAAATATGTGGATTTAACTCCTTTGGATTTGTTATGGTTAACTCTAACATATTCTGTGTCGTTAGAATATTTTCAGTGGCCTTCTTTTGGTTTTCTTCCTGTCTTAAACTAATTGTATTTATAATTGATCCAGTATTAAGAACATCACCATCTTTTTTCTCGACAGTCACAATTTCTTTTAGAAGGTCTTGAAATTTGGGGTAATAAACTGTCTCATATTTTTTATATGGTGTATGACTATCAATCACTTCACTTGAAAAATCTAAAAATGCTTCCTCAAACGAGGTTAAGATGTCAGGACTAAATGTCCCAATTAAGTCAATAACCTTTTCATTATTAGTTGACATACCCCCAAAATATTCCATTGGTGTTGGTGATGTTTTACCTGTTACAATAAATTCACTACTTTGATTATCCACCCAATTTACCCTGAAATTAAATTGTTCTGAGTCATTAAAATCTAAATAAAGGTCCCGTTTTATGTTGGTTCCTGTTGATGGTAGTATCGTTAGTCTAAGATCTGTAGAAGTAAAACGACTATTATCCACAAATGAATTATAGTATTTACCTTTAGTTGTGTCAAACGCGTTTATAAACAAAGTGTTAGTACCCACCACATTATCAAATGAGGTTGGTGTTGTATCATTTACATTATAATATAGGTACCCGTTCACCACTTGATGGTAAACCGCAGAATAACGTGGATGTATACCCACATCTGTTTGTGACGACCTTGTTATAGAACTTGCAAATGTTAAATTTAATGAGTTATCAAAATATTCATCACCGTCAATTGGTGTGTTTAACCCCGAAAGTATATCCACATTATTAATAATGTGTTCCTTATACCTATGATATATTGACCCCCACTTCAATATTAAGTGGTAAGGTACGTAATGTGTCGACCCGATTTCTCTAAATAACGATGACATCAAAACTTTATCAGTTGAGAATATCGGTATTAGGGTAGATGATGGAGTTATTGAATTAGGATCAATAAACTCAATTGTGTCTTTTAAATCTTTAAATGGTAACGAATTAAGTAAAAGATAAGCGGCTGACTTATACTTTCCATAAGATTCATTAACAAAGAACCCTTCGTAAATTGATTTGTGGAAATACGGAGTGTTTAAAATATTTAATTTAGTTGTTGTATTTTCTACTGAGAATGTTTCATTAAACATATTCGTAACAACTTGGTTTCCCTTCGTCCAACTACGTGGACTTACAGGACTACTAATAAACCCTTTACCCGTATCAACACTAAGTGCGTTACCAACATTTAGTTCGGTTTTTGCAAACGTAGTCTTGTTTAGGTAACCCAAATACGTATCAGAATTAAAAGGATATATCTTTGATCTATATTCTTCACTTATATATTGGTCTAAGTTCGTTTGTAATTTTTCATATTCCCCATTTTTCGAGATTACAGTGTCCTCACCCGTATAATCTTTTAACGTGAACGATTTTGTTGAATTATCCAACAAATACGGAACCGTGATTTGATTATCTTCATGGTATGGATACCTCTCGTATGGTGAGAATGACCTCATCAATTCTAAATGTCTTTCTCTACTTGATATTTGACTACCTCTTAAAATATCAATAAGAAAGTAATCCTCCCCCGTTAAATTTTGTATTGTTTCAAATTCTCGTTTACCAAGTTCATTTAAGGTTGGTCCGTTGAATGTGTCATATAACGTAATTAGTTGTGACCTCTCATAGATTTCATATAAGAATGAATCTAAGTTTTTATCACTATAAGGACTACCAGGTAATACATCAAACGTAGATACTCTGTTAGTACTTTTTTCTTCGTTATTACTATCTCCAAATTCAAACCTAATTGAACTTGTATCAGATTCATTACCACCTTGATTGTCGGTTCTTTGTGTAGATACCGCAGCATATTCTTCTACAAATTGTACTTCAGGCCACAACGTCATATCATCTGATCGTAACTTCTGTATTAAATCCGACTCCGCTGGATATGCAAGTACTTTAGTTGTTCCTGTACTTTGTTTTTTAATCTCAGGCCACGGATAAATTGCATCACCCACACTTTCATTGGTGAATCCTTTAATTATGGTTTTTCTTTCTTCTGAGATGTTGTACGCCTGAAGGTGAACACTTTTCAATAGTCTGATGTACGTATCTGCTGATGCTAATATTATTGCAACAATATTTCGTATTGTGGGTTCAAATCCAATACCGTCTTTACCTGAAATTACTTCATTCATTTTGAACTCAACCCCATCTTGTAGTTTCGTTAGTTCTTCCTGAAATGAATTGGAAATCTTATACATATCATCAAACAATTTATCAATTGCAACAGTAACTTTACCAGCACCATTAGTTGTTGAATAGTAAGAACCAATATCTTTGATTGATTGGTTAAGATTTATTGATAATTTTTTAAAGTCCGCAGTCGTCTTTTGAGTTTCTTTTCCAAAGATTTCACTACTTTTTAAACTTTTTAAGTTTTGTAATATGATTGATTCTAACGTTCCTCCTTTACCCTCACCAATTATACTTTCGGTCGTGTTGTTGTTTGTCTTTGTTAAATAGAAATGTCTATGTAGTGGATCATCACTTCCTGTTGGTATAGCTATAAATTCGGGGGTTAAGTTTTTTGTTTGCCACGCTTGTACTTGACCAAAAAACCTTCTAAGTTGGTCGGACATTTCTTTTGATGCCACAAATATCTTCATGTCCACAACCTCACCAAATATTTTCTTTTCTAATATTGGATCTAATCTTTTTGCAATGTCAATCACCTCTTTTAGAGTTTTGACTGGCATGTCATCATCAATTAATCCCTTTCTCTTATATTCCTCAAAGATGGACTTAAGTGTAAGATACCCTTTAGATGTTTTAGATATTACTTTTGTAACCTCACCCGTTTTTTCATTTGTTTTGGTATCTTTCGTTTGTTCAATACCATACATGTAAGGTGCATTTAATATACCCTTTAATGGGATATCACTTAAATACGCGTAAGTCGATCCAATGAATACACCAACACTTTCAAAGTTCCCATTACCATCATTGTATGATGAATTAAAATCGGTCATATGAAGTCTATACCTCATTGCTTTACCATAAAACCCTTTTACTGTTAAGTAAAATATTGGCCATGGTTGGTGAAAGAATGCTTGGTATGGTGAATTTTTTGGTGATTCAAATAAGGTTTTACCTCTTACATCTACAAACTTTATAGTAACTTTAGGGACAAAATTTGTACCTCTAACTTGGATATCAATACTTTGTATTCCAAACGCCTGTCCTGTGTCATCAATAATGTCGGCCCTTTTAAATTCCGAATCTCTCCTTGGATTATAAGTGTCGGTCCATGTTGTGTCTAAGTATTCACTATTTTTGTTCTGTAAGAAGTTTAATGTTCCCTCAGCGACTGACGAAAGTGTGTTTTGTTCACCACTAACTAAAGTTGTTCTTGGTATAAGATCAGCTTCAAGATTCACATAATAAACATAGTTTTCTGCGTTTGTTGCCCTTGGTTCCACAATACCATTAGAAACGGTACTGTTCGGGTCAATTAGAATTAAATTATTCTGATCGACCTTTACTAATATTTTTTCATTATTTGTGAGGTCGTTATTCGCCATAATATAAGTTGTACAGTTCTACACTCCTTTTATATTCTTGTAATGTATTAACAAGTGGGAATGGTATTCTTAAAAGAAAGTTATTTGGTATCTCAAATTCAATACTACCCGCAGTTGGATTTGCTTGTAAAATTAACCAACCAAACACAGGTGTTCCATAATACTCCTGAGAGATCTTATCCAACCTGTTCTTACCTCTTTTAAATTGTACATACTTATCTGAGGACGTAATTTTGATTTCAATACCTGGCACAATTTTAAAGTCACCATCGTTCTCAAAAAACTCGTATCTGTTAAAATATTGTCTACTCATTATTTCTCGACTTTAGTTGGTTTAAAATTATTTAGTGTACTTCCCAAAGTTGTTACCTGATCTAAATGAATCTTTTCTAACATTTCTTTCTGTGTTCCATCTGTTATATCCGCAGTACTTGAAACCGTAAACTTAAGTTCACTATCACCCTTCAATTTCTTAAACCTACTTAGGTTTATTTTCTCAGGTTTAGTTGTCTTTATAAAACTTTTAACTTTTCTTTCAATTCTTTTCTTTATGTTATCACTAAAAAGTATGTCATCTTTGTAGATGTCAGTTATACTTGTAAGATCATTCTCCTCAGATAATAATACGGATAATAAATCACTAAGTATAGTCACATTCACACTTAGTGAGTCGAAATTTATTGTTGTGTCTAAGTCCTTTATGAATTTATCACTATTCTTGTCAAAGAAATCAACAAATATATCATACTCATTGTATAGTGTTGAAAAGGTAAAACCTGAAAGTGTTGCTTGTGTGTAAGTCTGATCTTTAATCTGACCATCACCCACATACTTAGTTAAATAATTTAATTTATCTAAACTTTCAATAACCAAATTCCTTTTTGATTTAACATCATTTAAACTTCCAACCGCCTCATCTAATTTTGATACAACCAACTCTTCAAGTTTAGGTCTTAGTATTGTATTCGATCTTTCAATCTTTTCGGGTGAAAGGAAATTATCAAACTTGAACATTTCTGATACGTCTTCTGTTAAAATTGCAGAAACCATACTCGTTTTAAGTTCGTTAATTCTACTGTTCAACTCTGTGGTTGACGTGTATTCCCCTAACATCTTAATTGTTCTTGTTCCAACGTTTGATGTGTTAACCGTAAAGGTGTTTATTGACCTATATGTTGGTGATAAAAGTAAACTATGTACCTCAGGACCAAATTTAATTAATATGTCGTCATAAGTCGTTTTAAACGTTTCAAAGTAATCTTCATATTGTTTAGCCAAATCAGTTACTATATTTTTATAACTAATTGTTTGACCTGTTGGTTCAACTGTTGGAACCGTAGGGTCTCCCTCAGATTCTTGACCAGTAGACGCATCCTTATCCACTTCTCCAATATAAACACCTTCGTTAAGTACTGGAACTGAATCACTATTGTCACCTGATGGACTTTGGTTAATTGTGTTTGCTCTTTGTAATGAATCTAAGAATTCTTTTGTAAATTCTTTAGCGTCTACCCCACCTATTGTTGAATTAGTGGAAACCGATCTTGGGTCATACATTTCTGTATTTGCAAAGAAGTTAGATGATAATGCATTTTGTAATCGTTCAACAGGTTTTTCAAGACCTTGACCACCAATAAAGTTAACTTGTAGTGTTACACTCGCAATCATTGGTTGAACTCCGATACCCTCAGGATTTAAATCCCATGGTGAGTCATCGTATGAAATATTTACATCTCTTATTGCAATTTTAGAATGATAGAAATCACCTATTCTCACAACACATATTGGTGGAGGTCCAAAACTTGTGTTCCTCGCACGTAAGTCAGCATCATTTGCAATACCTTTAATTGGTATAGTATCTCCTGGTCTTACACATTGTAGTAAGAAATTAAGTCTACTATTTAAACCTTCAGGTGTTGTTGAATGAAATGCTGGATGAAAATATTTTAATTTTTCAGTTAAACTTTTAAATGTATTTGGTGAATCTTCCTCAAGTACTTTAAAATAGTAACACTCCGACAATGTTTTCATGATGATTTTCTTCATCATATCAATTGGTGGTTTCTTAACCTTTGGTTGTTCTACCGTTCCATCAGGTGTTAATTTATATTTTGGTATTTGATCAGGGTCGTTAGGGTCTTCAGGTTGTTTGTCGTTAGCAACAATTAACATAACAACACCCGTATATCTACAATAAAATGTTATAGGTGCGGATTTCTTTAATGCGGAAGAACTTTGAATATTTTTATTATGACAGTCAATATTTGAAGATCCACCACCACCACTTAAACCACCCAAAGTTGCGTCGTCAACATTCTCACCAAAACTTTGTCCCTTAAATACGAGTTCACCCTCAATACCTTCATATCCTAAGTCAGTAAATTTATACACGATAGGTCCAAAATCTTTTGGTCCTGTTCCCGCACTGACTTCTGTTGGCCACTTAACTGATGTATTGTTACCTGGTTTTTCAATTTGTTTTAAAATGTCCTGAACAACAGAGTGTGCTCTTCTCATTGAGAGGTAGACATTGTAGTCGTCATCAGCAACTGAGGATGTACTTGATTGTAAACCAAACGTTAACAATTTAATTTCTTTATTCTCAAGTCTTGTTTGTATTTCAGTTAACTTATTTGAATACACTTCGAAGTTTGTGTCCAACTTACTAAACGCCTCAGTTAATTTACCTTTAGTTAGATTTATTTGGGCTGGTGTTCCTGTTACTGTCTCATCACCATAAATTACCTTTTTGTCATTTTTCTTAGCAGCAGTTGCAGTTCCTGAAAATAAATTAGTTAAACCACTATCTAAGTAACCCTCATATTCTGTTTGTGAATATGAATTTTTAATGTCACTATACAAAACAGTGGTGTTTACATCTTTAGATCCCGACTTTCTTGGGTAGTCATTTGGGAAGTATAAAGACACTTCAAGTTTTTCTGGTGATTGTTCAACTGGTGTACTATCAAATTCTATAATTTCAGCATCTTCAGTAATTACTTTATATTTTAATATTTCTTCCTCTGTTCCACCACCTTCTAAATAATTTTTGATTGCGTCCGCATCATCTTTAGTTATTGTTGTGTATGTTCTAATTAACTCATAGAAATCAAGTTCCTCACAACCCGCAAAAAATGCGTTAATATAATTATCAGATTCTTCATCTGACATACCTTTAAAGTGTTTCTGTACCAATAAATTCAAAATACTTGGGTGATCGACTACAATTTTAAACTGTATCTGTCCTGATCTTGTAGTGTTTTGGTATGTGTATATTGGTTCAGGTCTCCCTAAGAAACTGTTTTCTTCCCACCTTGCACTATTTTGTTCAGTTACTTTTAAATCGTATGGTGGAAACCACATAACTCTACCTCCGTTAGGTCCTCTTTCACAAAATGGTAAATCACTTACCATAAAACCTGGCATGTTAGATGTTTTCCAAGCTAAGTTCTCAAGTGAGAACATATATTTTTTTGCTACATAACCATCTCCCGCTTTTACAATATTGGTTGATGATGCGAATGCAGTATCAGGGTCACCATTCTGTCCATTGGACATTGGTGCAATATTTAAATTCCACGGTGTAGTCATAACACTTGAATCGAACTTTCTAATATTTCCCGTTCTTTTCATTGTGTCGGACATATTCATGTAAGACCTATCTTTAGTCCAAACCCGACAATACTCAACCCCACCTTCATCACCACTAAATTTATCCACATATTTAATTGCGGATCCTCGTGACATTAATGTATTCCCTTCTCTAAAGATTCTACTTGTTTGATCAATTGCATTTGCAACATGACCTCTTGCTGCACCACCATCTGACGGCATTGAATTAAGAAGTTGTTGTGTTTTATCTAATATAGAATCACTTCTAAATGAATATGAGTTAGATAAACTCTGTTCGAACTGTGATCTTTCACTATTAAATTCTTCATTGTTCGCCCCTAACTTATTTTTTGAATTTGTACTGTACCAAGTAAGTTTACCTCCGATTTGACCACCTTCTGATATGTTTCTTTTTATTTCAAATAGTTCTGTTTGAACAGGATCAAATAATAAACTAAGGTAGTAACTACTTCTAATGACATTTTCATTGAAATCGTTCATTGCGTAGTTTACATCCTCACCTCTATCATCACCAATATACGCTTGTCCCGCAGGTGCTCCCGCTCCTAATATATCATTAATTGCGTCCCCAATTTGATTAGGAAAATTAAATAGTTTTGATGATTGTTGTGATCTTGCAGTTTTAGTGTAGTTCGGTGCATATGTTGAGAATCTTAAATTATCAAAAAGTACCGCCTTTTGACCACCACCCATATATTCGATCATAAGATCTGATGGTTTTCTACTTGGTTTTGGTCTTCTTTGTATTCCTAATAAAGACCCCAACGCACCTGTGATATCTTGGAATACCCTACCTAAACCTGTTTGTGCTTCAGGTCTATTAACTATTGGGTTTCTTGGGTTTGTTAAATAATCACCCGGTATTTCACTCCATGGGAATTCAACACCCGCAACTGTTTGTACAAAATCAATTGCTTTACCCGCTAAGGTTTTTGCAACAGTAATTTTATAATTTTTCTCAATTAAGTCTTCTCGTCCTGTTATTAGATTGATAGCCGTAGCCGTATTCCCATTTAGAGCGTCTATTAATCGTACCCTCCCGTATGTTGCAGCAACTAAATTTTGTGTAATTCTTGCGAGAACAGGTCCTTGTTTGTTGTTTTTAATGTTCCAAGCAGCAAACTGCATTAGTTTAGATTCCGACTCATAGTCGTCGGTAGTCATAATACTAACTAAATTATTATATGTTCCTGCGGTGTAATAAGGATATAATCCCAAATCACTAAAACCAACTAAGTTTCTTAAATCCGTAACAGTACTAAACTCATCAGCACCAAAAGTATTAAGGTTCTCGGGAACCGCTAAATAGGTTTGTAAGTTAGTTTCAACATCACCTGGATCTACATTTGCGTCGTCTCTTAATGTTTCAACAGAGTACGCACCACTATTAAATGTTTGTGGTCCGTTAGGTTGTTGTAGAGTTCTCGCAAGTATAGAATCTCTAAACATCTTCGTTGAATTAAAATCTAAGTAACTTGGCATATCTTATTTTATTAGATAAATAGATTCAAAAGTAAAATTTGATAAGTTTTATGGAGTATAACTACGTTCGTCACTCTTCATTAAATCGGCCCAAAATTGAGGATTACTCTGTAGTTGTCTTTGGTATGCTCCCATTGCAGAGTCCGACTTGATGGTAATGGTTTGGGCTTGAGTTGTATTTGATTGACTCTCCATTGATTTATTTTGTTCTTGTTGTGATTCTTTAATTTTGTTGGCTGATTCGTTGGCCTGATCTAATATTGCTCTTACACCCTCCATTTTGTCTTTAATAAATGCACCCGCAAAGTCAGATCCTTTATCACCTTGGTTACTTAACATGGTTCCTATATCTTTAGAATCCATACCAAATAATGCTTTAACCGCAGAATCTCCTGTCTTAGCACCTTGGATTCTCATAATACCTAAAATGTAGTTCACATCTTTCATAAGATTTTGAACCGCATTTGCTTGTTGTCTAACAATATCTTCAGGTGACATTGCTTTAAACTCTTTTTGGTATTTCATTAACTCTTGAGCAACCGTGTCAGTCATTTCAGACACCTTGAATTCGGACTGACCTAACCTCTTCTGAAGTTCAGGGTTTTCAATTGCAATTGTCATTTCCCCATCTTTCATTTGGGAAATATTTGTAAGGAATCTTTTTGTTTCTTCAGGAACATCAATCCCCGACATGTCGTTCATTGCTTGCATTCTTTCGTTACCCGCAATTGCCCCCTTAGTAAGTTCAGATAATGAGATACCTGTCGCATCTGCCATATCCTTAGCCTTTCTAAGATTTACACCTACAACTTCGAACCTTCCCGTTTCGTTATTAAACGTAGCGAGACTTTCTGTGGATTTAAATATTGCATCTTGTAGACCTTCAACGTTGTTAGTTGCCATATACATCATTTCGAGAGGGTTATTTAATGCTCCCATAGCACCACCAACCACTTGTAGGTTAGCCGCCATTTCAAGTGCACCTTCAGGTGAAAATACTTTATCTGCAACTTGGAAGACACTATCAACACTCATTCTAAATTCTGTTGATTTTCTTACCATTTCTTCTAAACCTCTTATTCCCTTTTGGAAACCAAATTGATTTAGTTTATCTACATTATCTTGTAAACCTTTAATTGTTGTTTGTGATTGTAACCCAAGTTCCAAAGATTCTTTTCCCGCATCCCCAATTGCTTCAGCCGCACCAACAGCACCAATACCAACATCTTCAAATGATTTGTAAGAACCCGCAAGTTCTTTCATTGTCATTCCAAACGCAGTTGCTATTTGAGCCGCTTTAACTTGACTTTCACTTGATATGAACGCAAATTTTCCCGAGTTTTCAACCATTTCTTTAGTTGACTCGACAACATCACTCACACCAAGACCCAATTTCTGTAATTCAGGAATTGTATCATTTAATGAATCTCTAAAATCTTTTGAAAATTGACCAGTTAAACCCATTTCTTGGTTTATCTGACGTAACATATATACCTGTTCTTTGGCGTATGTTTCAGTTTGATTTGACGCCACACCTTGTAATCCCGAAAAGAACTTTTCTATAGGGTTATCCCCTTCTTTTTTTGCCTGAGTATATAATTCGGCAAACTTCTCGATTGATGTGTTACTATTAACAGACGCGTATTGGTCAGTATCCGCAGATGCTTTGATTGCTTTAGCAATCATACCATCATCTTTACTCCCATTTCCATTACTTTCTTCTAAATCTGCTTGTTGTTTGGTGACCGCAATCGTCTTTGCGGTGATTTGCTGTTGAGTAGGTGCTGGGTTTTGTTTAGAAGCCCAGTCATCTACTATATCTTGTATCTTTTTTGAATTTACCGCCATATTGATAAATATTAAGACTGTGGGTTTTTGAGCTCTAAGATTTTTTCAATGTAGTACTTTCGTTCAAAAACCGGCATATCAAGAATATCTGTGTGTGTAAAACCGTTTTGAACTAAGAATGTGATCTCCGTAAGCCTATTACTCCTATAATCCGTAGAAAGGACGAAAAAACTCCACCCCGAAGTTTACGTTGAACGTAACTTCTTCTCCTGATGGGGCGTAAATTGTTCGGGACAAATCCACCCCAGGTTTATTATCTCTTACGTATCGTCTAAATTGTTGTGAATCTGCAATTGGCATTGTTTCAATAAAATTCCTAATATTCATAGGGTCTTTATTTCCTTTTACCGATTTAATCATCTTCTCTAATCTCTTTGTGACGATTGGTGCGGTACCAAGACCATTCCAACTATTGGTGATTTCATTTAATTCTTTCTCATCATTAGGTGTTAAGAAATTAAATGTAACATCAACCTTACTTTTTTCTAAGAAATATGGGTATTGTCCGTTCTCATCTTCAACTAAGTTGAATTCTTTGTATGTTAGTTCTGATAAATCAATTACCGTTTCAAATTCTTCTTCTGTTTTTGGATCGATTAATCTCATTCCAATCTCAGGTCCGAATGCGGTATTACGTAGAAAGATAAGAATTGCTTGTCTATCTTCTTCAACCATATCTCCAATTGCAACTTCTTTAGTAAGAACTTTTCTTTTAAGTAACTCATTAATCACTTCCCCACTTTGAATTAAATTTGGTGAAGACAGGATATTTTCATCTGCCGCAGTTAAATAAGCAACTTTGACGGATTTTGTTCGATTAGGGTACATAATACCTCGACTCGGCAACTCAACAACATCATAACTGATGTTTGGGTCTATGACATATTCACGTTTATCTTCCATATTATTTAATAGTAACGAATAAATACACTAAAGTAAAGTTTAAACAAAAAAAAAGGGACCATAGTGGTCCCCTTAATATATTTGACAGATTATTTTATTAGTAAACTTGGATACATCTATCCATTCTCAATGTACAATCAATTGTTGCAAGTGCATCATTGTTGTAATCTAATTCACCAAAGTTCAAATCTTGCATGAACGTACCTTGAAGAATCCATTTCTCAACCACAACACCAGTTGGGTCTAACATTTCTAATTCAATATCTTTTTTATACCCTGCAGCGTAACCCATTCTACCTGTTACAGATTCTGCGTGTAATCTAAACCATTCCATTAACGCTTGTGACGCTGATGGTCCGATTGGATCTTTAAATTTAACTCTTAGGGTATCCCACGTAAATCTACCAGCAACATAAGTTGAGGTATTTAAAAATGGTATTTCCACCGAGTTTATTTTAGCACTCGGTCTTGCCGCCGACGTTACATACCATTCATTGATTCCCAATGATGATGGAAATCTAACGATAAATCGGTTAACTCTTTTCGGTTCGTAGGGAACCGGCATTTTCATTAATAAATCTGCCATGTCTTTATATTTGTTTTCTTTTAGTTATTCTTTATTATAAATATCTCTGTTAGTGAAATATTTTAAAATTTATTATCAATTAAGTTGACTTTGTCAATTTTATTACGTATTTTTTATTTACCCAGTAATACTGGTAGCAAACTTTAAAAGATTTATAAGTTAATTATATAATATATATAATTATTATTTAAATATCAATTATTACTTGCATTACACTGGCATTATACTGGGTGTCATCTCAATTTTTACTTAGAGGGGGAAATACTACAATGTATCTCCCCTTCTTTTTTTTTATTATATATTCTCAAATGATGCTCCTGTTGGAGTTATTAAGAATTCAACATCTATAAATTCAAGTGCTCTTGTTGGTTTGATATAAATCTTACCTCTAAGTGTGTTAGCATCAATATCTTCTGGATCATTTGATACAACCACACGGAATTCATAAAGTCCTCTTTCTTTTTTAATCGACTCCAAAATAGGATTAACCAATCTTAAGAACTCATTTCTTACTTGTTCGTCATTTTGTTCAAATAACAATCTAACCGCAACTGCTGAAATTAATTTTCTTGCTCTTAACAATAATCTTCTTACGTTGATTCTATCAAGTGCGGATTCTCTAACCTGTAGAGTTTTGTTACCCCAAATAATAGTACCTGTGTCTGAGAATGTTGCAATTGGATTAATTCTTGCTTTATATAAGTCATCTCTATTCTCTAAAGTAAGTTTTTTCTTCGCTTTAATCGCGTTTACTAAACCTCTTGAGTAACCCGCTACTGCGAACCATGGGTAAGATACATTATCTGTTAGTGCAATATTCTTTAGAACCTCACCTGTTGGTGGTAAGTATATCTGTGTTGCATTATCAGTGTCACGTACTTGAATCCAAGGCCAGTAAGTGGCTGAATAGTTAGTGTCCATTTCTACAGTGTCCAATTGATCAATAATTTCATCAACCGTATCTGTGTTAGGTGGGTTCATAATATAAAGTGAATCTGCTCTATCACCTTCAATCATCTCTATTGTGTTGTTAACCAATGAACTGTGGTTCAAAAAGTCAATACCTGGTGTTGCAAATATGTTAATATCAACCGACTCAGGATTAGAGAATGTTTCAATTGCTTGTAAGTAAGCGTAGTAATCAGAATTTCCAATATCAGTACTAAATACACCACTATTGTTCGTGTCACCACTTACATATGTATTTTTACCGTAGATGTAACCATCACTATTAGTTCTCGTACCTCTGTAGATATCCCAACCATCAAATCCACCACCCATTGCTAATGTGAATTTTCTATATTGTTTAGTTTCCAATAAACCTTTATTAGTACCTTCTAAATCATATGATGTAGTTTTGTACGTAGTATCTCCCGTAATGGTCGATGCATTTGTTGATAAGTGAAAACCGTAAGTTACATTAGAGGTTGTGTTACCTTTATATTCTAAGATATCACTATCGAAACCAATCTGTGACGATATACCAAGAGAAACTTTTCTTATTTTATCTCCGTTCGAGATTTTACTCTCACCGTTAGCAGTATAACCTGTTACGGTACCCGCTACATTGTAATCTGTTTTATAAAGTATACTACCTTGAATTGTATTACCTTGAGAATGAGAAGTATATCCCTTAAATCCCGCTGGTACTGCATCTACAGGTGGGTTTACCGATAAGTTTAACATTACGAATTTAGACCTCAATTCATATTCACCATCTGAAGTTCCAATTTTTCTCGCTACATAACCTGGTAATTCAGGATTCATAGTACATCTTGTGAATTTCTCAAGTACATTTAAATTATCGTCTTTATCGTTGAAGTCTCTAATTACAATATCAAAGTCCCCTGTTTCAAGGTCAATGTTTTGGAATGTAATTTTAACTTGTGTGTTAGCCGCGTTACCATCAGAAATACTAATGAAGTTAAATAAATCATTAACTGTTCCACCTCGTACTTCAGATACAACAACTGGTGATGCCGGTGTTTCCCACTGACCCACAAAACTATTACCTTCTGTTGTGTATGTTAATTGTGATATCTTTAAACCTCTTACTAACCCTTTTTCATTTAGAGTTTTTAATGTTTTAGAATAAACCTCATGTACATAAACAGGAATGTCTTTTTTATCTTTTCCAAATACCGTAGTACCTAAAACTTTAGTCACATATTTCTTAGATGATTGATCTAAACTCAATGTAAATGTTTTTACACCACTCGTTAAACCTGTCACATCTAACGTGAACTCACCTAATGGGTTACTTGAAATTTCTGAACCTGACGCCAATATGTTTGCAGATGCAGTAACTTCTAAATTAAGTGTCTGTCCAGCATATGAACCTCTTGATCTTAAACATGCCACTACTTGACCACCATATTCGTTTTCAACTGCAGCATATTCATACTGTGTAATTTTCCATCCATTACTTACTGTGTCATAGACAAAAAGATATCCATAAACACCATCGATAACACCTAAACTTTCTTTAAAGAATACGTTATACCAATTAGTGGTTGAGTTACTTCCAATAGGACCTGTAACTTGATCCGCAGTTAATAATCCTGCAGTGTCCGAAGATTCAACATGTCCAATAGTGAACCACTTAGTGGAACCAGTAGAAACCGTAATACTTTCAATAAACGCCTGTACTGTTGAACCGTCAGTTGCTGTCTTACCAGTAAGATCTGAAATAAATGAAGATGTTTGAATGATGTTAGTTGCTCCTGTAAGTGTTTCAGATGTACTATTAGTTAAGTCATCAGTATCTACTGTTATACCCCCTAATGTTTTTATCGATACAGATTGACCTGGTTTGTACCCTGTTAATCCTAATACTCTCGTTACGAAAAGTTGATTTGATTCTTGTAAATACGATTTCGCAACATACCCTAACTCATATTTTGGATTTCCATCCGAATATTTAGTCGGAGAAGTTGGTCCGAAATATGTTTTGAATTCGTCAAAATTTCTTATTAGTATTGGTTCGAACGCTGGACCTTGTATAGTCTCTCCCGCCAATCCCAATGTAGTTACCCCCACACTTTGAGCTACGAACGTTAAATCTTTCTCTGATGTATAAACACCTGGAGAAACGAATACTCTGTTTGAATTTGCCATTGATTACTTTAGTTAAATATTTTTATTGTTTATTATAAATATCCTGAATTTTAGTAAAGAGACCGACAGTTTTCTATTTGGGTATATTTAAGGATCCTTTTTTATCTATATTTATCTTTATGGGGAATAAAAACAGTAAAAACCTTAAAATAGGTGAAGAACATCATAATAAGTTAAAAAAATATTGTGATGTCAACGGATTTAAAATGTACAGAGTTGTTGAAAAGTGGATAGATCAACATTGTAAGGTTAAAAAAGACGACCTTTACGGGGAGTAATTAGTGGAGATAAGTTACACCTACAATAGTACCAACACGTGGTGTACCTAATAAGGTTAGAGTAGTTCTACCTGAAATTTCAAATGCTTCACCTTCTAATTGTGTCAAACCATTTAGGTCAAAACTAACCACACTATCAATCGTATTTGTTGTTGTGAACGTCAAAGACTCTCCCGTATATTCAAAATCTTCCGTAGAGACTTGTCTTGGGTTACCTGAACTATCAATAAAAACATTTGATTTACCTTTATAATATTTTATTGTAATTGTAGACCCCTCACCTGGTGGAGAAGCAAAAGATATTTTTGAGGTATATCCAACGTGGAAAAAATCATCATCTCTTGTCTGAACAATACCGTTAATCTCAACAGTAAAAAGAATACCAATTGTTTCACCCACACTAAACACAGTATTGGTCCCGTCCGCAGTAAACTTAGCGATCGTGATCTCAATATTTTTAGTCATAAATTTCTTTTCGTAGTTATTTGATTTTATGAATTCATTCATAAGGAAAAGTCGACTAACTGCGGGTTTAATTTCAAACTCTTCATCATCGATTAAGAAACCGAGTAATGTGAATTTATAATTTTGTAAATAAAACCTACGTGATTCAATATCAACAGGTGTGTTGTCTTCAACAGTGTCTAATACAATTGGAACGTAGTGTCCTTTAACTGTAGTATATGATTGTCGAGAAGAAAACTTTTGTAAAACAATTTGATTAAATTTATTTAGATCTCTAAAACGAGTACATAATATTGTTACTTCATATGATATATCAACCGCAACGGGTTGTGGTATTCTATATATGTCAGCACCCATCTGAGTACCATTCCATGTTGGTACAGATGCGTAATGAAATTGTTGTCTATCGGGTATTGTTCTTTGTAAACTTGGGTTAGTACCTGGTTGTACATCGGGTTTTCTTATTACACTAATAAATGGTATTTTTATATTACCATCTAAATCCGAAATGTCCCACGTATTTGTGAATTCACCCCATCTTTGTAATGTGAGTATTTTTGGAATAATAGGTATTTCATCACCGTCAGAAACAACTTTAAAATTATTCTTAACAAAATCCAACATACCCAAATCTAAATCATCGTGTAAAACAGAATCTGGCAAATACGAATCCCCTTGGGTTATCTTATCTAAAAGTTCCTGTCTTCTATCAACCAATTCATTTCCTTGGTAAATACTAATGTCGTTTTTCTTTTTTGGGGTTGCCATTATACTCCTCTAAATTCTACTTCTTGTGCCGGAACACATGTTATGGTTCTATAATATGGTTTAAAACCGAACATATTATGTTTACTGTCGGATGTTACCTTCCCATCGTTACTTACCGTATAATACCTTACTTTTTCTTCTGTTTCAGGATAACCAATAAAATCACCGTACTTTAAATCAATACCTAAATCATTTAAATGTTTTAAATAAACCGATAACGTTAAATTACCAGGTTCATTGTATCGAACCAAACCAGTTTTATATGTACTGTTCTTTGGTTGTTCTATTTTAACTAACGCATTAAACTCCACAGGTGGGTAAAATTTTATTTGATCTTTACCAACTTCGGCATATACAGCATCAGTATCGGTACTATCATGATCAACACGATAGAGAACTAACTTCATATTGAGGTCACCATGAAGGTATTCCTCACCTATTTGTATGTTCAGGTCAAAATCTTCAGTTGAGAAGAATTTACTCAGTCTTGTAATTGGAACCTTTTTACTCATACACATAAATAGTTTAAAATGTCATTTGATTTCGTTATATTTAATATATTATATGGAAAGACAGATACCTGAAATAGAAGCGAGGGAAATTGTGACGGGATACACAGGTTACAATAACCAAATACTATCGTGGAAGAGAAAGTTTGAAACAAGTAAAAATCATACACTTACTCGACCACAATCCGATTACGTACTCAAATATTGGGAAACAGTACCTAAAATTGCTCGCAAATATGTTGAGATTTCTGAACACTTTGGGAAGAAAGTAATGGAAGATAGATTACTACCTGAACCAGTACGACACATTTGGGTGGAAAAACTCTTATGTGAGAGTGATAAAGCATTTAATATATGGGGTAACATCAATGTAGATTTACCACACATATCTATGTGGGTACCAAAGGCGGCCATTATACAGGAAGAAAAGACATTGGATAGAGAAGTTGATTATTCACCATATGATCACCGACCACCAATGGAACACCAAAAAACTGCAATTGAAAAACTACTTGCGAATAGTCATTTTATTTTGGCAGATGATATGGGTCTTGGTAAAACAACAAGTACCGTCATTGCTTCAATGGAAAGTGATGTAAAAAAAATACTAATTGTTTGTCCCGCATCTTTAAAAATTAATTGGAAGAGAGAGATTGAATTTTACTCTGAGGAAGAGGTTTTAATTGTTGAAGGTAGAAAATGGGGAACACAGTATAAGTACTATATTATAAATTACGATATTTTAAAGAATTTCCACACTACAGAAAATAACGCAGAAAGTGAGGGTTACCAAACAATAGTGAATGAAGGTTTTGATTTGGCAATTGTTGATGAGGCTCATTACATTTCAAACTCAACAGCACAAAGAACTAAATTATTAAACGATATTTTAACTAAAATACCTAAAGTTTGGTTACTTACAGGAACACCAATGACATCAAGACCGATTAATTTCTATAATCTTCTTAAAATTGTTAAATCACCCTTAACAATAAATTGGAAAACGTACGTAATAAGATACTGCAAAGGGTATCAATTTAGGGTAGGGGGTAGAAAGATATGGAATACAAGTGGTGCAAGTAATCTAAATGAACTTAGGGACCAAACGAAAGCGGTGGTTCTACGAAGATTAAAGACAGACGTTCTTGATTTACCAGAAAAAATTATCTCACCAGTGTGGTTAGAGATGAAGAGTTCATTCTACGATGACGAATTAACGGAGTTTTTAAAGATTACGGAGGAACAAAAAACAAAAGAGAGTATAACGGTAACCCTTAATCGTTTAATGAGGTTACGTCAGTTAATTGCAATTGATAAGGTGGAACATACCTGTGAGTTAATTGATAATGTATTGGAGCAGGACCGTAAAGTGATTGTTTTCACTAATTTTACAGTTTCATTAGACATGTTAAGGGAGAAGTACAAAAAGAAATGTGTTGTCCTTGATGGTAGAATGTCAAAGGATGGTAGACAACAAGCGGTTGATAGATTTCAGAATGACCCTAAGGTAAAGATTTTCATTGGAAACATTAAAGCGGCGGGTGTGGGTATTACACTTACTGCCGCTGATGTTGTCATTATGAATGATTTGTCGTTTGTACCCGCAGACCACTCACAAGCCGAAGACAGAGCATACCGTTTTGGTCAAAAAAATAGTGTATTGGTTTATTACCCTGTGTTTGAAAACACAATAGAAATGACAATTTACAATATTCTACAAAAGAAGAAGAATGTTATTGATCAAGTTATGGGTGATGGGGAATACTCCGAAACGTTTGGTTCAGAATTAATCAAATCGATTGGTAAAAAATAGAAGAGAAGAATCAAAAATAAAATACACGTTATCTGTATGTACCGTCTCTATTAATTCCATATCTATTTTAAAAACTATTATATCACCTTTATATGTAAATGATATATAATCTATGTCCCTATATTGAGATATTGATGTGGTAACCTTTATTTTGTAATTACCGTCCGACAAAGTTGACCACCCACCACACGATTTTACTTGATTGGTTTCCTCCCTATCTTTAAATTTTATTACACCGTCAATACCTTTAAAGTCTTGAGAACTTCCACCTATTAATATGTCATCATCAATATACTCAACAGAATCAGTCCAAATCAATTTGTGATTAGATTCAATTAATTTCTGAGATTTATTTCCTGCACTAACACAACTTGTTTTAATATCGTCTAAAGTGTCTTTTATTTTCCCATCATCAAAAATCTCGTGTCTATGGTTATATAAGTGTTCACTAAATTGATTAATTGTTTCAACGACAGTATCTTCAATGAATCCCATGTCAGAACCTCTCTCATATGGTAATTCATAACCATAAATTTCATTTAGTTTTCTTTCTAAATATTTGTGTTGTGTGTAACTTGTGTTTGTGTAGTTAATCCCACTTCTGTGATCATATTTATCACTTTCGGGATTATAATCATAGACACCCACTTCAGAAGTACTACCACCAGGTTCAACAACCTGACCATATCTTGGTAAACCACGTTCCTCCCAAATACTTTTAACAATACTCATTATCTTCCAACTTAGTTTTTTCCTTAGTGGGGTTACACTGTTAATGTATCTCCATATATCTAACTTAGTTTTGTGTTTATTTCTAATTTTTTGTAATTGTTCTTCTGATACCATAATTAAATGTGTGATTATTCCAAATATAAACTATTTATATTAATAAATCAAGTAAGATATGCCAAGCACAATTATAACACCAACAAACAAAGAGAAGTTATACTCACAGGTTTTTCATCTTTTAGGTATGCCGATTCGTTCTATCGAGTTGACGGAAGAACAGATGGATACATTCCTTGAGTTAGCACTTGACGAATATGAACAATATGTAAGTGATTGGTTAATCGAATCACAGTGGTCATCATTAGCTGGGTTAAATGTTGATACACAATCCTTAACAAGAGCGTTCACTACGAGATCGGTTGACTATGAAACACAATATTCACATGCATATTCTAAAATTGTGGGTCTTCAAACAGGTGGTGAGTCGGAGTTGAAGTTAGATAAAATACAATTGGTTGCAAACCAACAAATGTATGAAATACCTGCGGGTAGAGAACTTAACGAACTTCTTTGGTTTACAAGAGCAGAATTAACTGATTCAATCGTGGATCCATTTTTAGGTGGATTTGGTGGTCTTGGTGGTGTAGGTTCTGGTGGTGTTGGTGGATTTGCACAAATGGGAACCTCAGGTTCTTACTTTATGATGCCAGCTTATGATTTATTGGCAAGAATGCAAGATAGGGGTTTAAAAAACCGTTTAATTGGTGGTGAACTTACGTATCGTGTTACTGCGGGTCCTGAAGGAAAAAAACACGTCCATCTTTATAATACACCAGGTGGTAGGTTTGATTTTGGTTCTGTGCAGAAACATAACTATTATGTATGGTATTGGTATTATGACACCCACGATCGTGATGACTGTTTAGCAAAAAACAAAGATATTATAAAGTTACCTTCTGATATTGAAACTGAAGAACTTACATGGGAGACACTTAACAGACCAGCACAGAATTGGGTACGTAAGTATCTAATAGCGTATTCTAAAGAAGGGTTAGGAAGAGTATATTCTAAATTTTCAGGAGACTTAAGAGTTCCCGATAGTGAAGTTAAATTAGATTATAACTCACTTTTAACTGAAGGTAAGGACGAGAAAACAAAACTTGTTGAAGAACTAACACAACGATTGGAAAGATTACGTCCTGACAAAATGTTAGAAAGAAAAGGTAATGAAGCGGAAAACTTAAATAAATCACTTAAGTATAGACCATTCCAATCTCCATTCCTTGGAATCTAAAAAATAAGGGGGTATTATTTCAACCCCCATAATTCTATTCCTCTATTTCAAAATCTAATAGACTTCTATTGTGTTTAACCCAATGTTGGTCAATACGTTTAAGACTATCATCTAAGTATAAAAAGAATGGATCCCTCTTTATCTTATTCCAAAAAATCACTTCAGTTTCAGATAATGTCATTACATCGTCGAAGTTGTCTTGACCACCCTCTTTCATAGGGTTACCCGAATCTAACTTACACTGTGTGGGTGTAAAGTATTGTCTTTTCTCAGGATTATCTACCATTATATCGTTACGTATCTCAGGACTAAAGACAACCATAAGTGGTTCTATTCTTTTGTTAAATGTATTTACGTATCGAGCGATGTTATATTCACCTTTCATTTCAGGATTGTCAGACATTTCTTTTTCGGTAATCATGTAACAATTTATTTTTACTTCATCAGTCTTTGGTTTTTTTGATACATCCCCGTGAGATTTGGCAGTACCATTATTAACATAGAATATTGTTTCACCAAGACCCGCATTATAACCATTGGCCATGATTAACTCCATGTGTGCTTTTCGAGACATTAAAGACCCACTTTTGGTTCTTTTCTGTATGTGTTTTTTATAATCATCTATTGATTGTTTAACTCTCGATTTATTAGCAATCTTAGCTAATGGAATTTCTTGGTTATATATGACTTCAATGTAACTGTAATAATACTCAATAAATTCATGTCCTTTACCATCAAGTAATAACCTTAACCCTTTATCAAGAAAATCAACAATATAACCTGAAAGATTTTTTGATTTAATTGTGTTACCTGTTAATTTAACACCACCATTTGGTTTCTTTAAAACATAGTTTTTCCTTGCGAGGTTAATGGTTGCGGGACAAACATAATCAATGTCAAGACCCATCTCACCCCTCATAAAGATATCATTAAATTCCGCAGTGTCCGCTTCAAGACCCTCATATTCTTTATCCTTAACTACAAGATCATTTAACCCCTTACCTATGTACTTACGACTTTCCATGTCTTTAGGTGCGGAAAAGTTAACACCATCCGTATCCATTACAAGTGGTTTATATCCAATACCTTGGAAATACATAATCATCATTCTAAGACTTTGTCTTCCGACACATGTGATAGTTTCACCCATATCCATATCACCCCATGGGAATACGTGAGGTGCTGACAATGAACCAAAGTATGCATTAATGAAAATCTTAATTGGTAGTTGTTTTCTGTTGTATTTTTCTGATAGTTCAGGATCTGTCTTATAATGTTCAGCCGCCAATAATTTGTAATTTATACGAACATCTCGGAAGTACTTTAACATCGACTTCTGAACACCCATTACATCACAATCGGGAAACACATCATACACTAACTGTATTGATGGATATAGTGAAGAGTAATCAAACTTAACTACGTTAGTTTCATAACCAACGTTTAGTAATCTTGACAAACCACCCGTTATTGGTCTACGTTCATCTTTTTTAGGTACTGCTAAATCATGTTTATATGACCACGCTAACATTATTAACTTCCATAGTGTTGCTGTTCCCATGGTAGAGACTCTTTCATAAGTTGCGGGTACAACCTTAGATAGTAAAAATGTTGATTGACTAAATGAATCGTCAACAACCATAGTCTCATATAAATCATCTTCAAGGTACTGTTCTACTATTTTTCTACCTGTCCAAACCTCATAAACATTTGGAAATCTTTCTAATAGGTTTTCAGTGCCAGGTGACCCAATCTTTTTATACTTACCCGTTTCAGGATTCATATAAAAACTTTCATTATCAATATATATGTTTGATATCTGTGATCCCTCAACATATACACGATTCTTCTTTTCGGCTCCAAGATATTTTGTGATATACTTTAACCCCCACGATTTAATGTCCGAGTTAATTGCTTGAGATCGACGAACAGAATGTGCAATATCGAGAATGTTCATTCCCCAAATAATGTGTTGTGTGTAGTATTCAACCTCATTGGCTAATTTTAACATTCCTTCACGTTCTTTAATTCCCTGAGCATGAAATATCTGAGTATGTTCTTTAGGGTTAATACCTAATATCTCACACCTCTTTAAAATAAAAGGAAAATCAAAGAATGATGAGTTATATCCGGCAATGGTTGTTGGTTTTAATTCCCTCAAGTGTTTAAAGAACTCTATGATACACCTCGCCTCACCATCTTCACCGAAAGCATCAATAATCTGAACAAAATCTCGATTATCCTTCATCCCAATAAGAATTATCTTATCTACCTCAGGATCAAGACCCGTTGTTTCAATATCAAACACTAAACGATGAACGTCGTCATAATCTTCTAATCCCTTAAAGAGTCTTTTTTCTTTTTGAATGAGAAATTGTTCTTTTGGGTTTAACAGAATAAAGTGGTTTCTTACATCTTCATCCCACGGATTAATACCACCTTGTCTGAAAAAATCCAACAATGGTCCATAACCTTTGGTACTTTTCACAATGTAATTATAACCCTCCATAAGTCGTTGGTGACCTTTATCCTCTAACTTTTCGATCTTAATACCATATTCAACCATCTTTTTACGTTGTCGAGCTTTATCTCTTCCGTAAAAATTTAAACTACTAATGTCATTAACCCAAAGAAATGGGGTTAGAGTATCCTTACGAATAATCTTACCTTTTTCAGGATCTTGGATAATTTTGTAAATTGTGTTTGTTTTGTACTCGTACTCTATACCTACGATATACTTTTCGGGATCGGAACCATTGAGAAATTCCTCGATTACCTCCTGTGAGATTATCTCTTTATTCATTGTTATATGTGTTTTTAATTAGTTGACACATTATCTTACACCATCATTGGATGTTGTAGTTAGTCTTGCTACAAATATAACAATAAAATACTAAATAATCAATTCCCGAAGGACTAATTATATGATATTAATAAATAATTTTTCTTTGATTGGAACAATTAATTTTTCGGTAGGTGCAAGATTTGTATCAAGAAATTGTATTGTTACAATTCCTTCGTACTTACCCTCTTCCGATGTTTGGTCCGCAGTGAATCTATACGTAATGTAGTATTCGTCGGTGGTTTGGTCATACTTTTTGGTGCGTGTTGTAAGATTACATATCCCACCCAAAATAACAGGAACTTCAGTCTCTACCTCAAACATATCAAATGTAATGTCCGAGTTCTCTAAAAGATCGTTAAATGAAGATTTATCGTTTCGTCCATCATCAACTAACCTCATCTTTAGTATTGGATCTGTTGACCCTTTTCTTATAAAAAATTCCATATTAATAAATATTCAATCTATTTTTTTATTCACTATTTTATACAGAGGGTGGATACGACGTAGAATTAACCAAACCTAATTGCCAATAAGTTTTACCATCTATTACCATGTTTATGGATTGTGACGATCCCTCTACGATATGTATTGAATTTCCACCACCATATGGTATTATTCCGTTCATAGTCCCATCCCAAGATCTAATATTCATTAGACTCTCAATTCTGTCTATTCTATTACATAACGTACGGATAGGTTTTTCATTATCACCATCGTTAATTAATATCCCACCATATAAAAGACCAACAATTAACCACTGATTAATATTTTCGTCGTATGTTAAAACCGCCGAACCCGAGTCTCCCCCACTTGATGGGTAAAAACACGTGTCGCCGGTAGGTGTTGTGGATCCACTTGCCATTAGACTGAAAGTGTCGTTCATCTTGGTCGTCACGTCTACCCCTTGTTTTTTATAGTTTATATTTATTGATGATGCAAATTGATCTCTAAATAATTTAACCACTCCTTCACCTTTACCACCGGTGGTTCTTCCCGCACTAAAATATTCTCTACCATCTTCTGATAAATATTGATCCAATTCTGGTGTTGTTGCAAATCTTGGAGCTACATTCATTGTGTTTATGTTGTGTTGTCTCCATGAAACATTGGGGTCTATCATTCCTTCATTAATTATTGCAATTGCACAATCAATATAGTTTGTGGGGGAACTTAATGGTTGGTATCTTATGACTTGACCCACTGTAAAACCTAAATTAGACTTACCTGGTTCGTTAGGTTGAATCACGGGGTCGTTATGTACGTTGGTTTGTACACCCGATAAATTTCTCTCTGAAGTAATCCACGCATCATTAACAAGTACATGATTATTACTAACCCCAACCAAATGATTTGTTTCATTATCTACAGCAATAAAACCTAATGTACCAACATAATTACTTAATTTACTAAAATTAGTTACAGATACACCACCCATTATAGGTCTATGTTCATCTCTATTAGTTGGGTCGGTTGTTTGCCAAGTATAAAAAGACGCGTCACACATTCCATATCCTTGAGGTCTTACAATACCTTCAACCACATCAGTTTTTAAAATTTCACCCTCATGAGTAATATTAGAAGGAATTCTTTCGTCTACAGGTATATCATTTAAATCTTTCTTTTTAGATACGGTATAAACTAATGATTTTTCATTTGTTAATTTACCATTCACGGTTTTAAAACCGTATCCCACAGAAACAACGTCTTCAGATGTTGATTCATTTATGGATAATGTTAATTGTTGTAGTTGTTCGTTATTCATATCTTATTAAGGTGTATGTACATATATGGTGTTATTCGCTGGTGTTGGGTTAGGAGTTGCATTTGGTGTACTTGTTGGACTTGGTGTTGGTGTTGGACACGTTCCACTCACATTAATCACACCACGCATATGTGCGTGATTCACACACTGATACTGATATTGTGTAATTCCCACATCACATGGTACTTCCCATGTCAGTGTGTATGGATTTCCCGCATTCCACGTACTCACCACATTAGGGAGTGGTGCTTCATGTTGACCCTGATCATTAATGTTGGTTATTTTTATTGGGTGTGTTTCAAGATTAGGGGCACTTCCCGTAACGTTTATTGTAACTGTAGATCCACGATCAACATTGATACAACCAAATAAACCACCATTTCCATCTAAATCACTTGTTATGTATTTGAAGGTTGTGGTATTACTGTTACTATCGTACTCAGATTCTACGTTTATATTGAGAGGTGCAGCTGTTATACAACTTATAGGTGCAACTGTTGGTGTTGGATCTGGTGCTGGTGTAGGGTCAGGAGTTGCATTTGGTGTCGACGTTGGTACAGGTGTACTTGTCGGTAATGGAACTACTGTTACGTCTACATTATAGACCTTATTAATAGGATTCAATACATAACTATAAATACCAAAAATCCTATTGCTTGATCCTGGTATTCCGTCCCAAGATGGAGTTATAGTAATTGGTCCATCAACCCCATCAATTGTATCACCATTGTTGTATGGATTTCCATTTACGGTCACAGTGTAGTCAAGATTATCACTACCCAAACCAAGGTGTAAATAAACCATGGTTGATAATGATTCACCCTCAGTTGTGCCATATGACTCCCCAAACGAGGCCACAGGAGAGTTAGGGTCAGTAGACATTCTCGTACTACCCATATTACTTGAGTAATTTGTTCTTAAATAGTAGTTAATTGGTGTAGATGTTGGTGTAGGATTAGGAGTTGCATTTGGTGTTGCAGTTGGGTCAGGTGTTGGATCAGGTTCTGGTGTACTTGTTGGATTAGGAGTAGGTTCTACCGTTGCCGTTGGTGTAGGGTCATTACATGTAAACCCTGAAACCGTTATGTAACCGCTATTATCCACATCTATCCATTTCCAATTTGCAACATCGGACATGTCTGGATAATATTTTAAAAATTTTCTACCAAA